GTGGGAGTGCAACAACAGCTACAACAAAAGCATCTGAGGCATCAACTTCAGCCACTAATGCAGCAACTAGTGCAACTAATGCGGCAACCTCAGAGACTAATGCAGGTACATCCGAAACAAATGCTGCCAACTCAGCGACAGCGGCAGCAACTAGTGCAACTAATTCGGCTAATAGTGCGACAGCTGCAGCTACAAGTGCGACAAATGCTGGAACTTCTGAAACTAATGCAGCGACTTCTGCTACCAACGCTGCTACTTCTGCTACTAATGCAGCAACTAGTGAAACAAATGCAGCAGCAAGTTATGATGATTTTGATGATAGATATTTAGGAGCTAAAAGTTCTGACCCAACACTAGACAATGATGGTGATGCTCTGGTTACAGGTGCATTATATTTCAATACCACATCAAATGAAATGAAAGTATATAGTGGTAGTGCATGGGGTGCTGTAGCACCTACTGCAACAAGTGCTTCTGATTTAACAACAGGCACATTGCCAATAGCAAGAATAGCAGCAGATTCTATCACAAATGACAAACTAGATAATCCTGGTAGAAGAAATATAATTATAAATGGTGATATGAGAATAGCACAAAGAGGTACATCCGTAACAGGTAAAACTAGTTCTGGTTATTTTACTGTAGATAGATGGCTAATGGATATTGGTACAGCAGGTACATGGACAATATCTCAATCAACTGATGTTCCAAGTGGACAAGGATTTGGTTATTCCACAAAATGGGATTGCACAACAGCAAATGCAAGTTTGTCAGCAGGTTCATTTATGACACATCAACAACGATTTGAAGGACACGAGTTACAAAGATTAAAAAAGGGTACATCTAATGCTGAAGCGACAACAATATCTTTTTGGGTTAAATCAAATAAAACAGGAACATATATTGTTGAAATAGAAGATAGAGATAATACAAGACATATTTCACAATCTTATACAATAGATAGTGCAAGTACATGGGAAAAGAAAACATTAACATTTGCTGGAGATACAACAGGAGCATTTGATAATGATACTTCTGCAAGTGTTCATTTATTCTTTTGGCTTGTAGCAGGTACAAATTATTCTTCTGGCACATTAGCAACATCTTGGGCAGCAAAAACTAATGCTAATAGAGCTGTTGGACAAGTAAATTTAGCAGATAGCACAAGTAATGAATTTTACATTACAGGAGTACAATGGGAACTAGGAAGTGTAGCATCTGATTTTGAAGATATAAGCTATGATGAACAAGAACAAAGATGTTGGAGATACTGTCAGATAAATGATTTAAGAGCAACAGGATGGGCTACAAGTGCGACAGTAACTGAAGCTGGATATACATATTCTAAAGCTATGAGAGCTACACCTACTATTACATCCCTTGGTGGTTTTGTTAGATACGGACCAGGTGGACAACAAACACCTAGTAACACAGCACATACAATTACACGTTGGAGTACACAAGTTACACAAACTATTGGTGGTGGAATGGGAACAAACAATCCGACGTTAAATGCGTTTTACTTTAGAGCAGAGGCAGAGTTATAATGATAAAAGAAACCATAAACACAGTAGAATTTATATATGCCTGGGGAGAGCAAGACTGTTACAAAGTTACACAAACTGATGGAACAGTATCTTCAGTGCCTTTTGACACAGCAAATTCAGACTATCAAGCAGTACAAGAATGGATTGCTGATGGTAATACAGTTACAGATAACGGGGGAGAATAATATGAGTGATAAATGTACATACCCAGAGTGCGATTGTGAGCAACCATGTGGGAGTCATAACCAAGACTAATGCCTAACATGATGACTAATAACGAGCTTACTGTAGAGATAGAGCGTATCAAAGGTGATATGCGTCTTATACAGAAGTCGATAGAAACCATAGAGAAGAATCATCTAAAACATATAGAAGATGATGTATCAGCTATTAAAAAAGTTCTATGGACTGTAGCCGTTATTGCAGGTACACAAATGATAATAGTTATTAGAGAATTAATGTTGAGAGGTTTATAATGTTTGGAATATTTGGAAGTGTAATATCTACAGCAGTAAATGTTTTTCAACAAAGACAAGAAACAAAACGCTTTGAAGCTATGGCAGAAAGAAACCATATGTATCGCATGGCACAAGGTGAAATAGAATATCAAGCACAAGTAAGAGCAGATAATAATAATGGATGGAAAGACGAGTTTGTTCTCGTGATTGTATCACTACCAATCTTGGTACTGGCATATGCAGTATTTTTTGGGGATGCAGATATGAAAGGTAAACTAGATTTATTCTTTGCATATTTTAACGGATTACCACAATGGTATCAATGGTTACTCATAGGTATCTTTGGGGCTATTTACGGCCTTAAACCAGCTGCAGGGATGTTTGGTAAGAAGTAAGTAGTACATACTCTCAAGGGGGACACAGGGATATCTCTTAAATGGGAACCTAAGTAACTATGAAAACAGCTTTTGCATTAATTATTGTTTTACTTTTAATAGGAGCAGCAGCAAATGCAAATGATTACAGCACTTCTAGTCAAACTAACACAAGTGGTTCTAATACTTCCATTTCTGGTGGTTATAGTTCCACTACTAACAATACGTACAGCGGTGGCCAGACTAACACGACTAGCAATAGTACAACGAATACGACAAAAAATAGCGCAATACCTGTAGGGTCTGCTATAGCACCTAGCATGAGCAGCTATTCACAAGACTTGTGTATCGTAGGGCTATCAGGCTCTATGCAAGTTACTGGATTTGGAGTGGCAGCTGGAAGTTACATTACAGATGAAAACTGTGAGAGAATGAAACTAAGTAAATTATTGTATGACTTTAACATGAGAGTAGCAAGTATTAGTATACTGTGCCAAGATGACAGAGTATTTAGTGCTATGGAACACGCAGGCACGCCTTGCCCTTTTGAAGGCAAGATAGCTGGTGAGGCTCAAGCACAGTGGGAAAAGTATGACATAGAAAGACCAGACTATGATAAGTATGTAGAAAAATTAAGAAAAAGAAAAATTATAGATTCAGGTAAGCCAGTATTTAAAAAGATAGATACTAGCTACGGAGACCTGTACGGAGATGATTAAATATTTTTACTTGTTATTAACTGTATTCTTGATAGCATGGGCAGTTCAAGCATACGACCAGACAACAGACAACTTACTAAGTCCGAACTTTACAGATGGTTCTTGGACAGGAACAAATGTAGACCATAGGCATGGTGACCAAGTTATCGCAGGTGTTGATGGTGAGTATGTAGAATCATCTATAAACCTTAATGATTATCTAACTAAAGAAGAAATAAATGGTGGATTTAGTTCTACAATAGGAGCTGATGTTTGGTTTTGGAATAGTATTCCACAGAATGTTATAATGAAACAAACACTGATAGATGACAATGGGGTTAGTATTACACAACAAAGACAAATTGACGGAAGCTGTACTACTTTTAATGGTTGTAGTTATGATACTTATACTGATACCATTATTGTGGGTGGAAACAGTCAGCAAGACTACGAAATAACAGCTAGGTTTGAGTTTAACGAGTCTAGTAACAGTACAGCACATTATGGTGCAGACTTGAGAAATCCTAGTCTTACAGTAAGCTATTATGAAAACTTTACAAAACCAGAACCCATAGAGTTAGATACAAAGTGGGAAGATGATTTTAAAGAAGAATATAAAATGGATTATATAATCGAGGAGTATAAATTGGACACATTTATGTTTGAAAATGAAGAAGAAGTGATTATCTTTGAAGAAGCTACAGAAAACAAATTTGAGGAAGAATTTGAAGAAGTAGAAATTTTACAAGCATTTGGGGGTCCAGAAATTGTTGAAGATGTACAGGAACCAGAAGATAAAGAACCAAATAAAGAGATGTCAATATCAGAGCAACCCATGGATGAAGAGTTCATGGAAGAACAACCTGAACAGTCTCAAGGCACCGTTATGGAAACAGTTCAAAAAGAACCTGAAGGTGAACAACCTGAGACAGAACGTGTGGGAATAACAGTACAAGATGTACATACACAGGTAGCTACTAAGATAAAAGATGTTAATACACAGCTTGCTGTCGTTAATAAAGTTGTGCAACAAGCAATGACACAGACACAACCTGATATACAAACATACACACAACAAAAGTACACAGATACTCGTGCGTTATATTTAGGTAATGATTACCAGGACTTACGTAGTTTAGATGAGTATAGTAAAGAAATTTATACAGATGTTAGAGGCCATCAAGCAATGTTTGCAAATGACCCTTTGTATAAATATCAAGAACAACTAAGAGGTATCAGATAATGGATTTAATGGAAACACTTAAAAAATACATAGCTCTTGTAGGTATTGTCACTACTATTGGTGGTGGATTCTATGCCTGGGGCGTGTTTAATAACAGACTTGATGAACTAGAGCAATCTAAATCTACTAAAAACATCAAGGCTATGCAAAAAGAGATTGCTAATTTAGACAAAAGATTAGGTGTGTTAGAATCACAAGTAATCCAGTTTAAAAATCCATTAGCAAACTAGGAGTATATATGTTAGATAAGAAGAAAATTAAGGCTGAACTTAAGGATTTTTCTGAGGATGCTGCTGAAGCAATCGGCGAAGCACTGAAAGAAAACTTCTGGAAGTGTGGTAAAGCTGCTTGGGCAGGCTTTTCAGTCATACAAAAACTATACGTAGTAGGAATATTCACAGCTTATTCATATCTTTTATGGTGGCTGTAAACGGTTAAGTTTAATAATGCAGGAGACTGCGGCTTGGCCTTAAGGAGTGCATAATGGACGAGAGTCAACAAGAGACCGTAAAGCAGGTGTTAGATGAGCTACCTGTTTTACTGGTCATGCACGCTTATAGAAAACTAAAATCAGGTGAAGATTTAACTGCATCTGAGATGAAAGTATGTCTTGATGTGTGTAAACAATATACGGACCCTGAGATTGTGCAGAAAGCACAAAACATATTAGACGATTTACCGTTTGACCATGATGAATAGCAAAGTCAAGAACTTCAAAAACTTCTTGTACTTATGTTGGAAACACTTAAATTTACCTGAGCCAACACCTGTACAGTACGATATAGCTGATTATTTGCAGTCTAAAGAAAAAAGACTGGTTATAGAAGCGTTTCGTGGTGTAGGTAAGTCATGGATTACATCGGCATTTGTATGTCACCAACTATTACTAAACCCCCAAAGGAACATCTTAGTTGTCTCTGCATCTAAAAGTAGGGCTGATGATTTCAGTACATTTACACAGAGACTAATAGCCGAGATGCCCTTGCTAGAGCATTTACAGCCTCATGACAACCAAAGAGCATCTAAGGTTAGCTTTGATGTAGGACCTGCACAGGCCTCTCATGCACCTTCTGTTAAGTCTATGGGTATCACAGGACAGCTGACTGGTAGTCGTGCTGACTTGATTATTGCAGATGACGTAGAGTCTGCTAACAACTCACAGACACAACTGATGAGAGATAGACTAGGTGAGACTGTTAAAGAGTTTGATGCTATTATCAAGCCTAAAGTTGGTCGTATTATCTTTCTAGGGACACCACAAACAGAGATGTCACTGTACAATTCACTAGAAGAAAGAGGTTTTAAGACTAAAATATGGCCTGCATTGTACCCAGATTCAGTACAAAGAACTGGTTATGGACACAAACTGGCTGATATTATAGACAAAAAAGGTACTGAAGGGGACCCAACGGACCCTCAAAGGTTCAACGAAGTAGACTTAATGGAGCGACTAGCATCCTACGGTAGAAGTGGATTCAACTTACAGTTTATGTTAGACACAACCATGTCTGATGCAAACAAATACCCACTTAAATTAAATGATTTGATTGTCGTTTCAGGGTGTAGTACATGGACAGAAGCCCCTGCAAACATACAATGGGCGTCTAGCCTAGAGCAAATAAAGGCATTAGACAGCGAGTTACCCAATGTAGGACTTAAAGGAGACTACTATGTAGCTCCTATGCACATGAGTGACGAGTACACTGAGTTTGAAGGCTCTGTAATGTCTATTGACCCAGCAGGACGAGGAGAAGACAAGACTGCTTATGCAGTACTTAAAATGCTCCATGGGGTACTATATCTCACAGCTGTTGGAGCCTTGGACGGTGGTTACTCAGAGGAAACTTTAGAGAAATTAGCCCGTGTAGCTAAGTCTCAAGAGGTAAACAGCATAGTTATAGAGAGTAACTTTGGTGATGGTATGGCTACACAGTTACTTAAACCTGTATTAGCCCGTATACACCCCTGTGAAGTAGAAGAAGTTAGACACAATATACAAAAAGAAAGACGTATTATAGACACCTTAGAGCCTATTATGAACACACATAGGCTAGTTGTAGACGAAGATATCATACGACAGGACTTTAAACTGGAACCAAACCACCAGTTATTTAGACAAATGACTCGTATAACTCGTGACAAAGGCGCCTTAAGACACGACGATGCGATAGATGCACTGTCCATAGCTGCTAATTATTGGGTAGAAAGAATGGATAGAGATGCTATATTGTCGTTTCAACAGCACAAAGAAGACTTATTACAAGAGGAATTAGACATATTTATGGAGCAATCCATAGGTAGAACCCCTAGGAGTGACTCATGGATTTAAACCCAGAATTAGTAGCAAGAATAAAGAAGAATGAAGGTTTTAAACTTAAGCCATATACCCTTGAGTACACTACAGCTGACGGTGAAAAGATAGTAGAAGACTTTCAAACAGGTGGATATGGACATAAGATACTACCTGGAGAGGACATTCCGACGACTGTAGAAGGTTGGGAACAAGTCCTCAATAATGACATTATGAAGGCCATAGAGGGTGCAAAAACCCTCGTAAGTCCTGATAAGGTACCTCAAGCAGCCTTTGATGTGGTAACTGAAATGGTATTCCAAATGGGAACCAAAGGTGTAGGCAAGTTTAAGAAGACTCTTAAGTACCTCAATGAGGGTAACTATAAGAAAGCTGCAGTCGAAATGCTGGATTCAAGGTGGGCTAGGCAGACCCCAGGGAGAGCCGAGGAGCTTTCTGAGATACTGAATAATTTATAGAAAAAATCTGAGACCCTTATATACGCATGACGAAGCGAAGCTTCCCCCGTTGCACCGCCTATTATAATAGTAGCGATTCGCCACATGTGCGAGAATGAGGCTGGCACTACCAAAGGGCGACCAACGGAGAACTCCTAAGGGGATTTTTGTTATAATATAACGAAACCTTGGCGGTATTTTTATTTGTTCTTTGTGTCTGCTGTACTGTTTTTTTCGGCTCCCTTTGGGATTCCTCTTCAGGCTGACTTGTTATGTTATATCATAACATGAATTAGGTTCCCATTTTAGAGTAACCCTGTTGCACCATATAGAGTAATACATTCATCACCCTTTTACACCTCTTATTATAGGGTACTTATAGGAGTAATAAAGGAGTAATAAAGGAGTAATAAAGGTAGTAATTAAGGTAGTAATTAAGGTAGTAATTAGTCTATTTTTTTAGGAAATGTTACTTTATAACATAAGGTAATTTTAAATTATTTTCTTTCGTAAGTCTCTGTAATCATTGACAAAAAAAAATTAGTGAAAAAAAAAGCTTGTGTTTTGTTTCATATTCTGATTTAATCTTAAACATGGCAGTAAACAACAACACAGACACAAAGGCTCAGCCACTTGGAAACAAGCAGAAGCTATTGAAAACCAGGCAAGATATACTGGGGCCAGAAACAGACTGCAAGTATGGAAACGAAACGAAGTAAGCCAGAGACAAGGCTTGAGTTTGGAGAACAAGGTAACTAGGTAGTCAATCGTAAATGTCCTTTTTAGGAAAGGCCACCCACGAGGCGAACAGACATAGTCGGACACAGATTGCTAGATAAAACCTTTTACTGTTCTTGTACCGTATGTACATCTTAGGCTAACAGCCTAACTGATGATGGCCACACTATTGGCCGAAATGTACACATCACCCAAAGGGTTAAGTACAAAGGAGAATACATCATGAAAACATTATTAACTAAAGAC